ATTGAGTTGCTTTCATTTAATAGCTCCAGCTCCAACTTCTGCTGCGGCTACGGCTCCAGCTACTACCACTCTCGCTCCCGCTCTCTCTCCAGCTCCTGCTACCACTCCAACTCCAGCTCCAGCTCCAACTTCTGCTCCTGTTACTACCACTCCCGCTCCAGCTACGACTCCAGCTCTTTGAAAAGAAGCAGCCAGTATATAATTGAGTTGCTTTCATATTTAGTTTCCACTCCCGCTCCAACTTCTGTTCCTGCTACCACTCCAGCTACGACTCCAGCTTCTGCTCCAGCTCTTTGACAATAGCCAGCCTCTGTGTAATATTGCTGCTTTCATTTAATTGCTCCAGCTCCAACTTCTGTTCCTGCTACGGCTCCAGTTACGGCTCCAGCTACTACCACTCTCGCTCGCGCTCCCACTCCAGCTCCGGCTCCCACTCCAGCTCCAGCTCCAACTTCTGTTCCTGCTCCTGTTACTACCACTCTCGCTCCAGCTTCTACTCCAACTTCTGCCCCAGCTACGGCTCCAGCTCCAACTTCTGCTTCCACTCCCGCTCCAACTTTCGCTCCGGCTCCGGCTCCAGCTACGACTACAGCTATTGCTCCAACTCTTTGACAAGAGCCATCCTCTGTATAATATTGCTGCTTTCATTTAATTTCTCCAGCTGCAACTTCTGCTCCGGCTCCTGCTACCACTCCAGCTACGACTCCAGTTCCAACTTCTGCTCGCGCTCCAACTTCTGCAATAGTTCCTGCCATAGGTCGCGCTATAGCTTATGACCAAGACCCAGCCAATATATAATTGAGTCGCGTTCATTTAATTGCTCCAACTTCTGCATGTGCTTCTACCTCTGCTCCTACTCGTGCTCTTGCACCATTTCTTGTTCCAGCTACAGCTACGGCTCCAGCTCCAGCTCCGGATCCTGTTTCTGATCGAGCTTCCGCTTCCGCTTCCGCTCCTGCTCCATGATCCCGTTTCTGTCCCGCTCCAACTCGAGTGCCAGCCTGCATGTAGTTGAGTTGCGTTCATTTACAAATGGATGTTGGAGAAGGCTAAATTTCTTCTATCTAACTCTTCAAGAAAAGCTAATAGGTGATCGGTGATTAGGTTTATTTCACAAGAGTCAAAACCACTTTCATGGCATAAATGAGTCTCGAACCCATGTACGATGTCTAGTGGAGTTAGTTTTTGGGGCTCATCCTTCGGTTGTCGTTTACAGTATATATTCATAAAATACTGGTGGTTTTTAAGGAGACCACCAACTCCACAGGTTAGTCTTTCTTAACGTACTGACCAATCTCATTGGTATCAGGGTATTGATCCGTGCTATCGTGCCGAATCTTTACCTTAGCAGTGAGTTTACAACCGATGTAGAGTTCAGTATCAAACTTAGCAGTGCGCTTGCCGATAGCGTCTTGAAACATTGCTAAGCGTTTGATTGAACTAGCCGCATCAAGGGGTTTACCCTCCTTACTCATTGCTCCCGCTTTAGGGAAGAAGATACGGTCATAGACAGGGAACCCTACATTAATAGGGTTGCCTTTAATGTCCGTAGCATTTTCGTCCAAAGCAAGTTTAATGTTCAACATAGAACCATTACCTGATTCTGTGTCTTTAGAGGTAATTTCTACAACACTAAAGTCATACATCCCCACCGCGAGAATGGGAAAGTTTGTGTCAACGTTTGTTAAGTCTTGTCCGATATCTAATATTGCCATATGTTTTGTTTGTTTGTTTGTTTGTTTGTTTACTGTTCACTGTCAAATTTACTCATCCTCTTCGTCCTCATCTTCAAGATCGTCCCAGTCAGTTATTTGTACTTCTGGAAACCTGCTTGCGAGGAATTCTTCGATTTCTTGTCTAATGGTTACGCAGTCTATTTCTATACTTTCGAACTTGATTTCAATAATATGCATGATTTATCTGTTAGTTTTGTTGATTGCAGTTTTGTTGGTTGCAGTTTTGTTTTCAATCTGTCCCAAGACAGTTCGAAAGTGGTAGGTAGGCCAAGGGAGTTACCTAAGGCCATACGAGGAGTGGGCATAGTCCTAACGATGTATTTGTACTTGTCTCCTCCAGATTGTTCACACTCACATCGCCACACATCAGAGAAGTAGGCACCGATGGTATCTGCTAACTGACCGGGAAAGTTTACCCGATAGAGTAACACACCGGAAATTTCATCCTTGTCGTACTTTTCATGCCCCGTGAATATAATTAGTTTCCCGCTACTTCGGAGCCATACAATAAATTTACTCGCTAGGTCTTTAAGGGTTCCATAGTCCTGAATACGCATCTGTGGAATGTTTTGCTTCCGCAAGATGTGTGCGATAATGTAGTCCCCTACCATGGTGAGGGAATCGACCACAATGGTTTGCACATCTGGATTGTTAGCGGCGGCTTTACAACACTGTAAAAGGCGCTCATAACGAAAACCTTCAGGTACCTCCTTTCCTTCATCATCAATGTTGATGGTGTCGTAGTAGAAGGTTTTATCTCCACATCTATTCACAGCACTACTAAGATTGTTATCACAATCAGCAAAGTAGGGGTTTGGAAATATCATGGCAGCATTGGTTTTACCACTCTTGGGTGGCCCAAGTAGAAGTAACCCAAAGGATTGATTACTTTGATATTGTTCGTTTGTTTTCATTTTTGATATATAATGTTCATTTTGATGTCCCGAATAGTGGTGTGTTTTCTACCTAACGTTAGATAGTAGATACCGTTCATTCTAAGCACTTCAATTAGTTTCTTTCCAGATTCTGAACTGAAGAACTCATCAGCGAAATTTACTACGCGTGGGTCTGCAGGCTTGATAGTGCGTTCCATGAGGTTTTTTCGTAGAGGTTAGTGTTTAACATGGTAAGACGTTGAGATTGCGGGAGTGTACACACATCGTAATACTGACAACGTCCGTATTTCCCCACACATTGTTTAGTATGCATTGGGAAATAGTTTTGAGCCCAGTACCTTAGGAGGTCTCCTATAACATACAGTGTGTTGTTACGCCACTCTACTAGGTTTTCTGGAGTGATGTACACATGCATACGTTCAAACTCAATACCTTTACCAGTTTTGGTAGGCTTGCGAAGAGCGATAGCGTTTATGAGGACACCATTAATTTCCCTTCCTAGTAGGTGAGAAGCGGCCCACGTATACCCCATCATTTGACTTGAGATGTTGAACTCCTCAAAGTAGGATGGTCCCATCATGGTGGTGGTTTTGTGGTCTAAAACACGGTAGAGGTCCCTGTCTCCAATAATAGCGTCGATTCGGCCCGTCCACACTACAGGTACTTCAAGGGAACCAGCATAAACCACACCAAGAGGGATGGCAAATTCCTTCTCGACAAAACCGTCAACGACTTCGAATGTTTCCACAGGGTATTTCGCCTGATACTTATCCCAGACTTCTATTAAGTAGTCGGGGGTACGGAAGTCTTCGGGATCGATAGCGGAATCTTTGAGGATGTCCAGACCAGCCTGTAAGCACAACTTCGGATCTTCTCCTAGTAGAGGGTTGGTACCCCGTAGGTACCGTTGCTCTAGGATTTTGTGGACTGCTCCACCGAATCCAAGGGCAGCTTTCTTTCTACTGATTGTTCGCTTGAGACCCAGTTGGTAGAATGCGGCTCTTGGGCAGGTTGTGAAGGTTTCAAGAGTACTGTTATCGATGAACAAGGAGTTGTCGATAAGGATTGATTGAAGGTTTGGGAAATGTTCATGGGTGTGGTCTGATAAAGGGGGTGGTGCTGGGATGAAGCTTCCCGCACAGGGAGTGGCTCCGACTGGAATAGTTGGGGTAACATGCATTGTAGTGTTGTTTCTAGTAGGATTAAGTTGTTAGCTGCCGAGTAGGGGATAAAAGCTAGGATGTCGTTTTCGTTTGGCGCGTAGATAGCTCTTAGTTTCTGGTGATTTTTTTCTCTAATACCTTGTTGTGTTTTTTCCGGCAAAGTGTTTAGGTATCTATGTATGTAGGCTACGTTGTGTATGTAGTTCGGAATAGGCTGATCACCGAAAATGGGGTGGATGCCGTACCATTCTCCCGTTGGGACTAGGTTCTGGTATGGTTCATAACCTTCCAACTTTGCAAGCTGAAGGCACATCTCTAGTGGGGTCATTGGAGAAGAGAATTAAGTATTGCGTCTTGTTGAATCTTTGTGGCACTGAGAGTTTTAGGTTTCTTCTCTTTGACGATCTTTGCACGAAGGGTGGTGGGACTAGTGCGGATTTGTCTAAGGTGTAGGACAAATGATCGGAGTTGTTCCTCCGTCATGGTGTCGAGAGGTTGATCCAGTAGACTCCATACTGGTTCGTCTTCCCATAAACCGAGTGTATTCTTCGAGAGTGGTAGTTCCATAGGTGGTAATGTTGTGTTGTTTTAGATGTTGAACTAAGGAGAATATCAACCCGCTAATGGTGGTAGTGAGGATTCCATGATATGGCAAAACGCTATTGAGATACGCGTGGTGTTCGGAGGATATGTCCACACTAACACGCACCTTTGATGAAGCTCTGAGATAGGGGTTAGTGGGGAGCATACATTTACAGGATGGTTAAACGATTACCGTCAACACGATAGGCGATATCGTGGTTGGCTTGGAGAGCGTGAACTAGGTTGAGGATCTCCTTCTCTGGCTTGGTGATTAGTACCTCAGTAAAGATTCGTTTGGAGAGGAGGGTGACTAGTGCTCGGAGGGTGTCCTCATCACAGGTTTCCATAGTCCACTTAGTCTTGTCGGAGACAGAGAAGGTGGTTTTCGCATTGAGTTCTTTAGTTTTAGCCTTCGGCCCAACATAGATGGTGGAGTCTTCCAACACACGAACACAGAGGGAGTCTTCCTTCCTTAGTTGAAGGAATTTCTCCATGTTGAGGGCAGTTTCCCAGTGGTTAGTCTCTAGGGATGTCATAGCGTCTCGAAGACGGCATGAGACGGTTTCAGGAGACATGTCATTACAGGTTATGTGGACACTCTTAGGGTACATATCCACTGCGTCGGCTATGATACGTTCGTACCGACGAAAGGATGCTTCTTTGAACCTATAGGGCAATTGGGTCGTTTGCATATGATGTGGCTTGTTCTTGTTCTTCTAGGGTTAAAAAAATGAGTTCTTTGTCAGCGGTTTTACCTTCGGAAAAGGCGAAGTATTGTTTAGTTTCAGAGTCGTAAATGCAGCGGACGGTTATGGTTCTTTCTACGATCATTTCAACTTCGGTGTAGACGACCATTTTCATGATAACAGATATTCAAGGTGTTTTTTAATTTCACTAGGACTAGAAGTCTTAGTCTTTTGTTGGGCAGTGGCTTTTGCCCACCGTGAGGGGCGGAAAAAGGCGTTGTCGTAGTAGCCTGCCTCTGCATACTTCCGAATCTTTGCATCGGTTAGTTTTCCCAATTTGATTCGGGATGCGTAGTCCGTACAGGAAGGAAAACGTGCTTTGGTATTCATAGTGATCCATTCAAGGTGACGTTTTCTGGCTGGTTCGTATGTTAGTGTTTGCATATTTTAGGTTTCGTGTTGGGGCTTCAGACCATAATCAAAATAGCGGATGACACGGTTCACATGAAGACTAGCGTCATGGTAGAGACACTAGGGTGGTTGGAACACCCTAGTGTAGTGGAGGGTTAGCTCAACAAGGCGAGGGTTGCCGCTTCTGAGCGTGCAACGTCTTCCGCAATGGCCTTGGCCAACTCTTCGAGTGATCCGCCCACAGGATGTCCGAGGGACTTCGCCAGCTTCTGGCTAACATGCCCAACGGCCTTCTCACCCTTGTCGATAATCGCCTGAGCAATGGCGAGCCATTTCTTATTGGTTTTCTTGGGGGTGGGAGCTTTCCGTTCACGAGCGGAAGCATCGAAGACAATGGAGGTACTGATTGCGTCAGCAATCTTCTGAACCTCTTCAATTGTGATCAGGCCAGTGGCCATCACACGTTTGACATATTGTTGTTCCGTTTCCGTGTACTTCACTACGGGATCCCCATCTCGGTCTTTCTTATCGGTATTAACCGATGTACGAATGATTTCGGTAGCTTCTTCCAGTTTGGACACCAGAGCTTCGCGAAATTCTGCGAGGCAGGTGCGGTACGCGATGTTGTCGATCGCTTCATCGAGAACGGCACCAGCACGCTTAGCGGACTGGTCAAACTCTTCGATGGTTTCTGGCACGTTGAAACGTGCGACTACGCCTACACTGTTATATTCTTTAATCTTCATTAGTTGTTTTGGTTAGTGAATGGGAACCGCCCAATCGTCGGAAGGGAATTTTTCCCATAGGGGATAGCGGGAGGCGGTAGCAGGATGGTACTATCCCCTCATTTGAGGGGATTGGCCCATGCTAGAGTGCATATCAATAATTGATCTGCACCAAGGCGTTCTGTTTTCATGTTGGTTGGTTAGTTACGTCGGCCTAGGAAGGCCCCTGTTTCTAGTGTCATGGTTATGGCACAATCGGAATGCCCCATTCGGGGCAAGCTTTCCCCGATGGAGCGAAGTTGGGCAAACTCCCTACGCCGAAACTCTACTTCCGAGGTAGAGAGGGGGCGATCTTGAGGTTCAAGGGTAACGGAGGGTGGTGGTGGTATTTTGTTCATAGGTTAGTAGGTTTCTGTGGGCTCGACCGCGAGTCGAGTGAATTGTGGGCAGTAGGTTTGGACGGCAGTTGGCCGCATGTGCCGAAGGCATCCACGTGTGGAACCTTTTAGATCAATGCGCATATCCCGATAGCGGATTTTTCGGAGATATATGCAATTTTGACAGCATATATCTCCCGGACGAAGGGGGCGTTCGATTTTCATATCCGTGCCGAGGGGGTTCCTATTGGTGGTATTCATTTTTGCAGTCGACACAGCTCGTGCAGCCGACGCACTTGACGCAGTCAGTGCTGTCGATGCAAGAAATGGAGTGTTTGCAGTCGACACACTTGACACAGTCAGTGCCGTTGGCACATCGTGCACAGTACCTACACTGGACACAGTACCAGCAATCGACGCAGTCCCGACAGGCGATGCAGTCAGAGCAGTCCCGACAATTCCAGCATCCTATGTTCCCCTCATCGTGTGAGGGTAGGTCCCGGGCGTGGGACACCCCGTTGATGGTTTTGTCCGGACGGTTAACGAATTCCTCATATGAGGCAAATAGTTCGGTTTTCATGTGTTGGTTTTAGTTTTTCCTATTGGTGTCCGATGTCCGATAAGGACTGAATGCCGAAAGGCAATGGAGACCTCATATCCGTGCCGAGGGGGTTCCTCGGCCCGTGAGGGCCGTGTAGGTGCAGTGAGATATGGTTTCGCCCGTGTCCCCAAATCGGTCCATGCGGGCAATGGAACCATCGCCCCTGAGGGCGAAGTTCCGCTCGGCCATTGCCGAGCTATACCCCCCATTGCCAGTAATTACCACGCCGTCCCGCTCGAGCTGGTCGACGAACCAGCTCTGGAAGGTGGGTTTCTCCAGAGTTAGGGCTCCCGTCCCTTCGATGGGTGTGAGTTTTTCTCTGGCCTTCGCGGCCAGTTCAAGTCGTCGCTCCCGAGTGGATTCTTCCCACCCCGGGAGGTGAATGAAAAATGGCACCATCCTTCCGGTGACTCGTACGGAGAGGGTCCGCCGAGAAAATCCGGTGGTACCCATGAGGGTACCATTCCAGTCCGCGACGCTGTGGTCGCGGGGGTGCCTATCCCATTCGAGGCAGACAACCTCCCTCTGCAAGATCGCTTCGATCACATTTCCAGTTATTCTATATTTCATATTTGTTGTGTTGATGTGTTGGTTTGTTCAATCGAACAATAGTTCATCGAAGACGGCAAGGGTTAGCAAGAGACTAACCGCTTCTATGGTGTCCATCTCACAGAGTTTTAAGAGCGCGATGTCATCACTGAGGATGTTTTCACTTAGTTGTTGTATTGGTTTCATGTGTTGGTTTGTTGGTGAGCCGAAGGGCTCAAGGCTTAGCGGAATGCGGCGGCAGAATTTGCCTATGGGGCAAAATGTGCCGGAATGTGCCGGAATGGGAAGAAATGTGTTGGTCGAGTGTCACGTGTCGTGCCTTTGCTGGGCATGAAGCTGGTGCTTTCCAGACGGAAAAGGGAAATTTGGTGTTTCCAGACGGAAAATGGGAAATTGAGTTTTATACTCTAAGACGAGGTTTCCTATACCCTTATAAAAAAAAAAAAATTTTAAGTATATAGGGCCAAAAGCACCCCCCCTAGTTTGGAGGAAAATCGCATATTTTTAGTCCAAAAAATTGTTTCCTCTCATACTCGCCTAAAATCACTGGCCAAAAAATTCACGACACGTGACATTCGACCAATAAATATTGCTACAAGGGAAGAAAAATAGGCCAATATTCCCTACAAGGAATATGACTACTCCCACGTGAAAGGGCATCTGAGGAGTATGCATCACATATTGATCCACACTCCTCAGATGAATGGGGTCGAACCATTCATCCGGGCAGGGCTACTCAAGCAAGGCAGCCTCTTTTTCTTCGGGATCTACCACACATCCCGCTTTTCTCAGCATTTGGGTGTGCTGGCTAAAGTTCAGCCAGCCAACACCGACTGTGCCCAAAAACTTTGATACGTCCTTCTTAAATGCCTCGTCCACCAAGCCTGCCTCGACGAGACAGTAGGCTAGGAAATAAGCCCCGGCCGATTGGTCAAAGCCGTTGATTTTTACATATTCTGAATTTTTCCCCGTGCTCAGCCACTCCCCGTACGCTTTAATCACTAATTCTTTTGTCATATTATTCTCCATGTTTTCCGCCTCAGAATTGAAGCGGAAGAAGCCATCCTCTCAACTCAGGCTGGCTTCCTCCACCTCTATCTGTTCAGGGAACGTCATGACGCTCTTCGGTTCTCGCCCCATAGGGAGGTTCTGGCACTCTCCCGGCTTCGATTGCTTCCCCCCGTGGCATTCGTGGGAAGCTGTCAATGAACTTCTAACAACTTCTAGCACATAGCGGTCTGGAGATGAAGTGTCGTGGGTGTGGATTATTCACATGTGTGGATTATTCACAAAAGGGTACCTTGCCCAGCGGGGGAGGCGGCGTGGCTTAGGTCCCCTTTTCGGTAAATTTGAATTTGAGATCCTACAATAGGAGATTTCGGATTGGCAGCATAATCACAGCGGCCCTTGCCTAGCGGCCCTTTGTAGCCCACTACAAACCCCACAACCCTCCACTACCGCCTTTCCCTCATCCACATGGGCAATCCTCCAACCATCTCTACCCACACGCCAACCACCTACCCCTCTACCGTAGCGGCCCTAATCAACACCACCAACGCGAAGAGAAGTGTTAAGGTGGTTTCCGCTGGAGGGGAGAAGCCCACCACCAAGACAGCGTGTGAAAAAGTTTAACAAACAGTTGTTTGAAAACTCTCCTCTGTCCGGATCAGCTATTGATCAGGACTATTCGAGAGACCCTGACCGCCTTTATGGTGATCTTGATTCGCAGAGTCCGAATCTCGCCATACTTAAGGAGAAGCCGGAACACCGGATGATTGTATATCTCAAGGCGCAGGGTCTCTCTAATAATGAGATTGCAGAACGTACTGGGTACACCTACCCCTGGGTGAGTCAGATCACTCGGCAACCGTGGTTCAAGCAACGGCTCGTTGCGGAAATGAAGGAGAGTGGTAGGGACAGCATTCAGGACATGTTGAAGGTTACTGCAGCTGACAGTGTCCAGACGCTCATCGAACTCCGAGACACAAGTGATAGTCCTGCAGTCCGTAAGGCTGCTGCCTCTGATCTGCTAGATCGCTACCTCGGTAAACCCACTATGCGGGTGGAGAGTACCAACAGCAACAAGGTTACGTACGAAGATGTTACTGGAATTGATAAGGAACTCCTTAAGGTTAATGAGGAACTTAAACGCTTAAGCGGACATGTCTGAGGAAGATACAGAGCTTTATATTCTAAAGCAAAGAGAGCTTACGTTGAAGTTACGTAAGCTAGAAATGGTTAAACAGAACCGTCTTGCATTCTATGAACCCCATCCAAAGCAACAACAGTTCCACAGTGCTGCCGAGTTTAAACAGCGGATGTTTCGTGCGGGCAACCGTTCTGGCAAGAGCCATATGGGATGTGCAGAAGACTGTGCTTGGCTCCTTGGAGAGCGCACATGGTATGATGCTGCGAGCCCACTCCGTAAACTCGGTATACCGGACCACCCCGTTAAGCTCCTTGTTATCACTACCGACTGGGATAAGGTCGATGAAATTTTCACAAGTCAAAAAGGGGAAGGTGGTAAGTTATGGCAGTTCCTTCCTAAAGGGTGTGTCAAGTCACACAAGCGAAACCATTCCGGAGTTATCGATCAACTGGAGTTGAACAATGGTTCCACTATTAGATTCGATACTGTCCGTAGTTGGATGTCGAACCCACAAGGTTCAGAATCCAGTGACTGGGATGCAATCCATGTCGACGAACCATGTCCTGAGGAAATGTTTAAGGCTAGTGCCCGTGGACTCATTGACCGAGATGGTTCCAGTTGGTTCACCCTCACCCCACTTAGTGAGCCGTGGATACAGGATTTGTTCTTCCCTAAGGGTAGGAACCAGACCGAGCACATACAGATTAATAACGGACGAAAGCAAACGTGGAGTATTACTGGGAGTACCTTTGATAATCCACACAATCCTAAACAGAGCATTGAAGCGTACGGAGAGTCACTTACGGATGATGAGAAACAGTGTCGCCTTATGGGAATTCCGCTATTCCTTAGTGGCTTGGTTTATAAAGAGTTTGACCCGAGTAGGCACGTTCTTACTCAGGTTCCGCGCGGGTGGAAATCCTACAACGAACCACCGGATGATTACACAATTTACTTCGCGATTGATCCGCATCCTCAAACTCCCCATGCCGTACTATTCTGCGCGGTGAGTCCTCAGGGTTACAAATTCTTCTACGATGAAATCTTTCATCATTGCACCATCGAGGATCTCTCACATCGTATTAACAATAAGACTGCTGGTAGGTTTGTTGGTGGTGGGAGGTGCGATCCTTTGGCATACATCCATGATCCTATTTCAGATGGTTGTATGGCGGATGCATTCTTCCAACATGGGGTGTTCTTTGAGAAGGCCACGAAAGACCTTAGTGGGGGGATACTGAAAACCAAAGAGGAACTGTTGAAAGCCAACAACCTATATGTGTGTCCCACCATGACACGGTTTCTTTGGGAGGTTAATCGCTACTCGTGGGACAAAGATAACAAACCAGTAGATAAAGATGATCACATGATGGAATGTTTTTATCGTTTGAACCTTGAAGACCTACGGTTCCTTGGAGACTTCACTAAAGACAACACTTCGATTAACGATATCGAAATACCAATAAGCACTCTCTATGGCAATGATTTTTGATCAATCTCGGTACAACTTCGGTACCGTTTCAAGTGGAGGAGTTTCCACCGATATTGTACGTACGTCTGGTCAGATACTGCATGCGTTACAATTGGTGGTGACGGGGTATTCTGCTCCGATGTCGGTTCTCTTGCAGGGGAGCTTAGACAATCCGACTCAGACCGGAGCCCCGTTCAAATCTTTCGTTCCGACTAATTTCTTCACCATGGGTACAGCATCCATCACCGCTAATGGTGTGTATGTTATTACCTATACTGGTATTGCGGACTATGTCCGGGTATCCTATCCTTCAGGTACGGGCACACTAAATGCTCGGTATGCTTTAGGACATTATCAATGAATCAGTTTGAAACACTACAGTACCTCCCTTGGGGGTTGCAGGCTTGTGGGTATATTGACTTCATTCCGAAGTTGATGAACCATGGGGACACCATTACTATTAACGGTACAGATGTTTATACCTACGGTAAGGATTTTGCCGACATCGGGCATCAAGTAAACTCTCTCACTGATAGCTTTGCAGCAGTTATCAATACGGATATTTCGATGCTTCCTACCAACACTAAGTCAAATGTGTTGGGAGTGTGTAGAGGGTATGCGGCGCAGGCTCAAGGGGCTAGGGTTTATATTTATGCATCCGAGCCCGGTTTACCCGGCAACACTATCACTCTCGCTACGAGTAACCTTACTGGTGGTATTGTGGTTAGCGGACCTACTCTTACAGGTGGAGCGGCTGCGGCTGGGACGGTTCTTGAAGTTACTGGCCCAGACCTTGACGATACCCCTATCTCTATCAATAGGCCCGTGCTTGTTGGTGGGAGTATTTATACGGTCAGTTCCACTGTTCCCGTCGTTCGAGATATCTCCGTCACCCCTAATGGGGAGTTGTACCTCCCTACGTTATACACAGATATTTCTAACGACCTTCAGGTGGTTAATCTTTCAATCACGGCGGTTAACAATTCCATCACTAGTGTTAATACTTCCCTCACGAACATCAACACTTCGATCACGAATGTTAATACCTCCCTCACGAATGTTAATACCTCCCTCACGAACGTTAACACTTCGATTACTAATCTCAACACGTCCATTACTAATCTCAACACTTCTAATAGTGCGGGATTGTCTAATGTGGTGAATAATATCACCAACACGAATGCTTGGCTTTCTAATGTTAATGCGCTGACTTCCAATATTAATGTCTTCACAACGAACATTAATTCTAGTCTCACTAATGTTAACGCCTTCACAACGAACATTAATTCTAGTCTAACGAACGTTAATGCACTCACCACTAACATTAATGCGAGTCTAACGAACGTTAATGCGCTCACCTCCAACATTAACGCTCTAATGTCTAGCGTTAATGCTAGTGTCTCTAATGATGCAACACTAGGACAACATACCATGGCGACGAGTCGTCCTGTGGTTATCGCCTCTGACCAGACACCGATTGCTGATGCGGTTCAAGTGGTTAATGCTGGCACTATCACCACACAGAATTTGAACCCTGCTACGGGTGTACCCACAGCGGGTAGCTATGTTAGTGTTACTACTACTGGGCGTACTGTTCTCGCTATTCAGGTTACGGGAGTGTATACGGGAGCCTTGACAGCGCGCCTAACTCTCGACGGGGTAAATAGGGTTGCCCTTGCTAACTGTTTTATTAGTGGAATGAACTCTGTGAGTAGTACGATTGGTACTGGATCTGTAGGGTTCTGGTGGATAGTGGTTGAGGGCGGCGGAACCTTCTATTTGAATGCAGAGGCAGCAGTAACGGGTACCGCTACTGTTACCATCACGGCTTGTTCTGGTGGTGGGTTCACTGGTGGTGTGGCTG